CAAAGATCCTTTTCATCGTGCCGACAAAACGCTTGGTCGAATCCTACACCAAGCAAATCCAACTGCCAAACAGAGTCCTGACGCCGCACAAGGCCATCGCACAGTTCAACAAGTTCAAGCCCACCCTAGTGATCATTGACGAGGCTTTCACTTTTCCGATGGCTTACATCAATCACATCGCAATGATGCAACACGTCATCTGCGTTGGCGACCCAGGACAAATCACAGCCTGCGATTTCATGAAGATGTGGCAAAACACCATCCCTTTCACAAAGGTACAGCCCTACCTTCCAACCATGACAATGATGGTCACCTACCGGTGCCCACTCGACATCGTGGGGCTTCCCATCATGAGGAAGATGTACCCAGGAATCAGCAGCGCGTCGCCGATCAGCTCCAGCATCACACACGTTCATGCCGGCTACAAGAACCCACAAGCCCAGACTCTGACCCTTACCCAGCTCGAGAAGATTGGTAGCATCCAGCTCAACCAAATCAACGCGGCCACAGTGCACGAAGAGCAGGGGGGCACGTTCAGATCCGTGATTTTACATTACGCTGGCACAAAAGCCGAGAGAGACTTGATCGAAAGGTCACCCAACCATCTCATCGTTGGTTTGACCAGACACACACATGAACTGTTCATCAGGGACGAAACAGCCGTCGGCAACGAAACGGGGGACATCGTCAAGTTCATCAACGATTCCACACCCCTCAGTCTTTACGCAGATAAAGCTAACATGGATCTGCAAGCGCTGACACCAGCAAGGAATGAACACCAAGTCACGATCGATGAGGACAGCCACGAGGATAAGGCAGATTACCCGACCGCACCGTCTTGCGACGCCGTTGTGGAGCAGCTCCTCGTCAAATACCACGGCGCACTCCTCACCGGAGAACACCAACACGCCATGACTTCGGAACTAGAACCGAAAGGCGACTGCAAAGGACGACTCAGGCTCGAGAACCTCGGAAAAGACGAGGCTTTCGAATCAAAGAAACACACAGTCTACCGCTTCACTGCGGCACAAAGAGTCAAAGTCACCAAGAGCAGCGACCAGAGGATGCTGGCTAAGACCATGCTCTCCAGACTGACGGTAGCCACCAAGAGCATGCCGGAGGCCAAAGCAAAGAAAATGGCCAAGAGACTTTTCGCCCAAGCCGAACCAGAGTTCGATTGGCACGTCACTGAAGACAATCTCCACCAATGTTTCGTGCAAGCTGCAGAAAAGTTCGAAGAAAACGGACACAACATGTCGGAACTTTTGGACATCGAAAATTGGAAAGACATGAACGTGCACCAAGTTAAAGCTTTCCTCAAGACTCAGCAGAAGGCCACCACCAACAAGGACCCGCTTACCACAGACAA